ACAGTTTCGACTTTAATACTACGTCCAATCTGTGGTTTGCCTACCTTCATACGAGGGGCGTATTTGTTTTCTTTAACTTTCTCTTCAAAGAGTTCTTTATCTTCTTTGTTGAGAGGTGGCGTTACTTTTTTAGTACGCTTAGCCTTCCGTGGGCGGGACGGGTTGACCTTCTCCACCTTGTTGTCCTCCTAGTTGTGGGTTTTTACTTGGGTCCATCATTGGTGATCCGATTGCAGCTTGTTGAAGTTCAGCTTGCTGCTGTTGTTCTATCATAGCTTGTTGTTCACCTTGAACTTCCTGCATACTTCTTACAAGGTTTAATATATCTATACCTTGTGCAACCGCAAGACGTTTAATAACTTCCTCAGGATTTATGTACTGCTGAGTAGCTTCTGGTCCCATTGTTTGTGAAATCATTGTAAGGAATTGACCAAGACTTTCACGATCTTGTCCCCTGCCTAGTGCATTAACACCTGCTACGATGGTAGGATTAACAATACCCTTAGGTATTTTAGGTATCTCACCAGTCTTTTGGAATACACTTAGCTTTCTATTTAAGTATGGTACTAAGAACTCAGTAGTAAGTACACTAAATAGTCCACCTAACTGTTGCTCTAGTTCCATCTGTGTCATCCGAACTTCCTCTGCTGTAGTACGTTCTGATTGACGTACTGATAGTATTAGGAATGCTTCAGACAATCTCTTCTCTAAGGTTTGTATCATCTGATATGCCGTAGCAAAGTCAGCTTGTTTACCTACCTGTACTACACCTATGTCATCAGGTCTACCCTGAACGATAGCACCATTACCTGCAGCTGCGAGAGTTGCTGGCTTAGTTGTACTGGAGGGTGAGACAACAAACACTACCTTAGCAGCGGCTGCACTTCCTTCAGTGATTGCTTGTGACAGAGCTTCGAGTGACTTAAGATCACCCATAAATTCTTCTACTCTACCACGTCCATAAGGTTCACCATCTACTGTATTAAATCGTAGAGGTAACCATGGTGTTGTATCAACTGGTGCTTTACTTATTGACTTAGGTATAATTTTATCGTTTACCTCTTGATGCCAAAGGAATCGATTGTTATCTAACCTGACATGTGTGTAAACATCTACATCATCTTTCTTATCAGAGTCTTCATTTGAGTTTAACTCATCTTCAAAATCTGGTAATAATTTTTTGCTAATTTTTTCCTTGGTGACAATTTCAATGACATTTCCATTCCCATCTCTTTCTAATACATAACGATGTAAGGGGAAAAGTTTAAGTCCATTCTTACCCATGAAGACTAACGCATTTCCTGCTACCACCAAATGCTTGAGAGCTTGGTGTATAACAACACGATCATCTGATGCTGAGATAGAATCCATAATGGTTCTTTCTATCTTAGCGAAGGATAAATCTAATTCAGTTTTGATCTGTGGTTCAACTTGTCCTAACATACCATCGTTAACTTGAAGCTTAAAGAAACTTGTGTTAACAGGTACAAGAGCAAGTTGTAACTTTGCTGCTAAGGTTACTACACCTTTAGCTCCAACCGATTGCCATGGTGTGCTTAAAGATTTAGCACCATAGGTAATTGATTCTTCTCCACGAATTAAATATGGAAGTGTATACTTTGCTGCCTCTTCTGCTATGTTTAAAAATTGGGAACGTTCTGATGCTAAACTGTCGTATCTACTTTTAGCTGACATTATATGTTAAGGTTTCTAATTTGTAGTTGTCGGGATAACTGTTTAGTACCTAAAGCAGCATCACCTGAGGTGAATTTTTTAGATCTCTTTAATCTAACACCCTTTGCACTACCACCTGCTCTAGTATAACCTGTGTTAAACATCTTGGATACAGTTTCAGTAGTTGGGTCTTTTATTTTAGATTCTAAATTTGTCTTTTCGTCTTGGTATTTACTATGGTCTGTTGCAGACGGATCAAAGTCTGCAGGTTCTGTGTATGGTGGTTCAGTACCTTTATACTCATCACCATATCCGGGGGGTTTCTTTTTCTTTTCTTCTTCTCGTTTCTTTTCTCTAGATTCTGCAGTCAACAGTTGCCAATTATCTCCCGGTGGTTTTGTATTGTTCTGGATGTCAGCAATGGTAGGCATATACTTTGGACCTTCAATAGTCTGTGCTTTAGCAGCAGCATCCATAGCTGCAGCTCTTGCTGCAAAGTCTTCTTTATAAGAACCACCACCTTCAGCAACGTATTTAGCTACACCAGTTTTAACACCAGCTTTTTCTACAACATCACCTCCAGTTTTATCAGCATCCCATTTGAAATCAGTCCAATCAAGGTCATCGTAACCGCCTCCTTGTGCATCTGTAAAGATTTCTCCCCTATCAGCTTTTCTAGAATGTTGTCCTAATACAGTTGCAGCTTCGTTTCTAATATCAGTTTCAATAGAAGTTTTCATACCTTCTTTAATAGCCTCAACACCAGTTGCGCCTAGCCCTCCTTCTCTTTTAGATTCAGTTAACCAATGTTGTAAACCTCTGTCATCTGCATCTCTACCATATTCTTCATGGTAAACATCCCTAACTTTAGCCTCTTGTGATTTACCAAAGAACTCAGCGATTTGTTTTATATCCATACCACCTTGTGCTTTATCAGCAGCAACTGTCTTTTTCCAATGTTTTAGACCATCAGCATCTGCTTCACGACCAAAGCCTTTGGAATATAATTCTTCTACAGTAGCTGTAGTTTTACCTTCAGCAACTTGTTGCAAAAAACTTTTACCTCTGTCGTCTCCACTTGATCCCCAGATGTCACCTCTATCTACAGCCGAAGGTGCATTCTGAGCCTTATGTGTAAGTGCACCACCTACTGAAGTAGCAGCTGCAGCTTGCTCATAGACATCTATATAAGGTTGAGCTTGACTAGCAAGTAATCCTTGTTGCTCTAGTGTTGATGTTATATGTTTACCAAAAGCAGTTTTTTCTTGTGGTGTTTTTATCTCAGAGATTATATTATCTAAATTATTATAACCTGAGAACCATGGTTTAGTCATACTTAACTGACTCCGTTTGTCTATCTAAAGAATCAACAGAACTTCGACTAGGTTCTGGGTTACCTAAGTAAGGATGATTAGCTTTCTTTAAGTAGTCAGCTGACCTATCTCTAGGTTTGTACTGTTCAATTTTTAAGTTAAGTTGAGCAGGTGGCTTAGGTTCAGTAGGTCTAGGTGATAAAGAATCAGTTATCTCTTGTTCCTTACCCATTGTACTGCTATAATAAATACCTTCTGATTTATTTTCTGCATCTTTATCGCCTGTAAGTACCATACGATCAGGCCATGCAGGTGCTTCATATTTATATTCATCTAGCACTTCACCTGTTAAGATATCTTTATTTTGTGCTGTTCCTGTAGCAGGGTCGAAACTATACCAAGGTTTCCATCTATTCAGTTCATTCTCTTGGTTACGCTCCCAGTTTTCACGTTTACTTTCTGGAATGTTTCTGTTTACCCCTTCGTTTGCTTGTGTTTTTAAATGATCATGTAGTTCAGTACTGGTATGACCTTTTTCAGTTTGCCATGTTCTTATAACATCATTAAGTGCACGTATCTCTGTAGTGTTATCAATTTCATCATGAATATTTTTAAACAGAGGATTGCCGTAAAGGTTTTCATGTTTTTCCATGACATCATCTACAACACCACGAAACAGACCACTGTCATTGTAAGATGCATAGTCAATGTTATCTTCTCCAATAGATCCATCAGCTTTAACACCAACTAAATCCTGAAACATTTTCTTAGCATCCCATGATTTCTTATCGTTGTAAGTTATACCACGATCTAAATCGATACCCCATGAATCATTTTCATCTGCAGTTGCTTTGTTACTATCGTACCAGTTATCATACTCTTGTAGTACTTGAAACCTTTGTTCTTCAGATAGTTTTGTCCACGCAGAAGGATTACCAGCTGCTTTACCAAGACCATGATCAGCTACATGATGGCCTGCGTCTTTCCAGAGTAAACCTGATGATTCTATTTGGTTTCGCAGATTAGCTTTCTGTTCTTCTGTATCTCGTGTCCAATTTATAGATTCATCGGGTACCCATCTACCATATTTATCATAACCCATCTGTCCTTACCTCTTCCATTCGATGGACAATCCACTCAACCACAGAGCGTTGTCCAGATCTGTACATAATTTTTTGCATTGAATCCTCTGGGTTTGGTGTGATTGGTGGAAAGTTCTCCTCTAATTCTTCGAGGATGTAATTAATGTTGGGACCAGTGATGGCCTCAAGCATATTGTGGGAGGT